ATTCAACTCATTGTCAAGCACTTTTTTAAGTTTTTGTTGGGTCAATAAAATCATCATTCCATCCAAAAGCGTCCTTTACAACTGAAGGAGTTAATCCTTTATATGAATTATGTAATTTTTTATCTTTAACAACACATAATAAGTTTGCCTCATCTTTGTGAAGGCCTTCTAGTACTTGAATGAATAAAGTTTCTTTTCTTGTTTTAGATAATGTATTATCACCACCTACAATAAAGTGCCATAGTTTATTAGATTCAGATTCTAATATAGTATGTTCTGTTCCCATAGGTGCTTCATTCTCCATAAAAGGAGGAGTACCTTTTGGTAAATCCCATTGTATCTTCGGGTCAAATGCACCTTTTAAGATTCTTCTTAAACCAGGTGTATCATTCTCTTTCAAGATTTGTACTTTTTTTGATTTTACTTTTGCATTATTTATTTTAGTAAATACTTCTGTAAATAATAATTTGCCTGTACCACCTGTTGCCATTTGTTTCATAGCTTCTGGCGACATCAGATTTGGGTTTCTTTCTGCCATAATATTTTCCTCATGTTAAAAGTCATTTATATTGCTCATTAAATTTTTCAACTTATGGTCTATAAAGTATTGTAATAGTTTTGAACTATCGGGTACTTTATATGACCTGTAAGTATTTATAATATCCTCTTGTATCGCTACAGGAATCTCCTCTAAATCAATCAACTTCTTATTTCGTTGATAATTTAATCTTGTTATACTGCCTAGTGGTATGTTGTCTAACTCTGCCCACTCTTGTAATCTTTTCTTATGTATAGGCTGTTGTTTTTCACCTGTTACAAAAACATTGTCATCAGATAATATATTAGGTATACCATCAGAACGGTCACCTTTTATAATCTGTTCATGTAAATATTTTTTTGGGTCTTCATCTTTAATAAATTTCTTTTGAATCGGACTGTATTGATTTACTTCATCATACTTATGTAACTGTATAAAATCTTTATCACCTGATACAATCATTACCTTTTCTTTATTGTTATGTGCTTCTCTACATAGTATCGCAATGATATCATCTGCCTCAGAATTATCTACCGATAAAACCATGTAAGGAAAGTTTTCTGCAATCTCATGTTTAACTTCTGTGATAATATCAAAAAGGTCATCCCATTTATCTGAGGATTCCTGTGTCTCTAATCTAACTTGTTTTCTTTGATACTTGTAATTCGGAAAGTAATCTCTACGCCAAGGGTTTGCCGAATCAGCACATAATATTTGTGTACCATATTCTTCTTTAAACTTTAGATTATATCCTCTAATACTATTCAACACCATATGTCTAAACATATCTATATTAGGTGCCTTCTGTCCTCTTGTCTGTGCCATATAGTTAGATATAAGCACTTGGTTTAAATCAACTAAAATCATTTATCATCTTCCGGTTCTGGAAACTCAAAGTCTGGTTCAAAAACAATTTCTTTTTCACCTTCATCGCCAAAATCTAATTTTCGTCCTGGCAAATCTTCTTGTGTTAATACTTTACTGTAATTAATTATCGGCTGTACTTCACCGTTTGCATTGTGTTCAATTGTTATTATTTTATCAATTAAAGCCTGTGCAAGATGTTCTTTACCAAAATCTCGCATAATCATACCTCTTACGATTTCTGTAACTAATGCTAAATCACCATAGAAATTTTTTTTATTTATATCGCAACCTATATCTACTAAATGTCTGATTATATCTATTGCAACTTCATCAATAGTATGTTCAATCATTTCAGTTTCTTCTTTATGATAATTTGTTTCTTCTATTAAATCATCAATTTGTTTTTCAGAAATATTATGATTTTTAGTTCCGGGAAACTGTATTATGTTGTCTTTATCTTTGGTCAACTTTTTCTCCTTTGAAATTAACTAGACCTTGGTCATCTAAGTATTCAACTAACTGATGATATCCTCCAATCAATTCTCCGTTAATTTTTATTTGTGGAATTGTTCTAACATCTTTACCTATGTCTTTCTTAAAACTTTCAACAGAATCAAAATTTTCAAATTTCTTTTCTGTATATTTTAATCCAAGGTTATCTAACATAACCTTGGATTTAGAACAATAGGTACATTTATCTTTACTGTACAGTACTATTCTCATTTTCTATTTCCTCATTTGATGATATCATATCATCCCATATTGTTTGTGCTGAACTATCTCTAGTCTGATAAGCATCCACAGCCTGTTCTACTGTGTAGTTATACATCTTGTTTAACTCACCCATAGGTAATCTTAATCCTACATATGCACGATAATTACCATCATTAGTAATTACCACATCTTGTTTAAAGACTTCATACCCACGAACAGGAGTATTTTCGATAGAATTGACAATGGCACTTTCAACTTCTGTAACCACTTCTTTACTTTGAGTTTTACCAACTTCAGTAATGAACTGTTTACTTTGTTTGTTCATTGTACCTTTTATCATGTCAGCAATTTCAGATTTTGCAACCATCTTTGCCTTCTCAATCGCAAGGTTTAAATCAGGCGATACTGAAGTACCTGCCCCAAATATACACATACCTTCATGAGTTTCATCGCCACACATTTTCATGTTTGTATAATCTGCCATAAACCAACCAGGAACTTGTGTAACAACATCACCATTCTCACTTTTTAAAGCGTACATTGGATTGTTTGTTGTTGTACATGCACCTAATGTTAGTGCTAAGGCAACTATCATTATGTTTTTCATTATATTACTCCTATCACTCTGTCAATAACACTATTTATACTACTACTAAGATGTATCACAACCTCTTCAATTGTAACATCAGTCATAGTTATAATGATAAATGCCAAAGTAAATATTATCACATTTTTTATCATTGGACCTCCCAATCGCCAGATTTTGTAAGACATGCTTTTCCTGGCGTGTTAAAAGCATGATTCGGTCTATCGTAATATCTGCAATAACTTGGTGCATTTGTATCACGATAATAAAATTCTGAAAACAATTCCCAATAACCTGGCTCATCAAAGTTTTTTCTGCCGTCTGCACAGATTAATTTTTCTTCTTTTGTAACCACATCATCTTTAATTGTTGTTGTAATCTTTGTAAAACAATATTGTTGTTTAATTGGTTTTATCTTTGCATGATATTCTTCATCTGCATTTGCAACATATGTTGTATAACACATAAGTGTTGCAAACATTAAAAAACCTATGACAACTTCCCATTGAATCTTCATCTACTTACCCACTCTCCTGTATAAGGATTTTTATATGGTTTTTCTAACCATCTACCATCTGGCATTTGACATGCCGTTCCAAATTCTGTTCTTCTGTCTATGTTACCCATGCCTATAACAGGCCAAGGATTTGTTATATCAACTGTTACATCATAATCAACACATTTAAAAGGTCCTTGATAATATAAACTTGTTGTTTTTATTATACCACTATTACCTGTCTTTCTGTTATGCCAATTTGTATATGATGAACCACTTGTTGCAACATTCATATGGTCTACAAAAGTACCATAGTGAACATCATAGTCTGATTGATACATCATGTCAGCGCCTGCAATTGCACCACCTAAGGTACACATTGCAATTACATATGGATTATCAATTCCTGCTGATACACAGGCGACTGTCGTTGTTGTTGCACCTAAACCGGCGCCGATATGTGACCGTGTTGCCAAACATCCTTGTAAGGACAACCCAATCAATACGATAGCGAATGTTCTAAGCATCCTTTTTTGCTGGATATTTATTATATTTTCCTTTATCATTTGCTATCTCTCTACACAATGTTTGTATATCTTTTATTCTATGGTTTATATCTGAATCTGATTCTCTTTGTGAAACATCATCCTTATGACCATATTTTGCTATTCGTAATTCTTCTGATTTTTGATAAATTACTCGTACTTTATCGCACATTGAACTTATTTTGTGATACATTAGAATTGCCTCCAACTTGTAACTGATTATCATATAGGGTAGGTGCCCCGAAGGGCACCATTCTCACATTAAGAACTGTAAGCGAAACCTGTACCATAAAGTTTCTTGATACCAGCAGCCACAATCGCTTTAGATGGTGTACCCATACGATATGAAGTGTTGTTACCATTAGTACCTGTATTTTCATTGATATAAATCATATGTCCTTCTGAGCGTAATGTATCAATCATTGCTCTAGGTGATGTTAAATCAAATCTACTTCTTAGGGTTCTCCAGAATACTGGTTGTCCTTTAGATAGTAAGTTTAGTACTTTTTCTTTTTTGCTTAGTCTAGCTCTTGCCATTATATTTTCCTCTTTGTTGTTATATAAGTGTGTTTTAAGTCCACATGACTATTACATTTATAGTAATTAGTGTTATTATACGGTATTTCAAAGCGTTTGTCAAGCTTTATTTTCATTATTTTCTGAACTCATTAATAGTACAATATAATGTATTGCCTTTAGTAAGTCTTTTCGGTTTTTACCGTCCTTCTTACCATATCTGCAAAGATACTTAATCGCATTTGCCTGGCAGAAATCTTTATCTATATCTAAATGTCGCAACATATCTTGAACTTGCATACCATCTTCTGTGGTACTGTAATGTTGTTTATAGGTACCTTGAATATAGGCACCTATCTCTTGTAGAATTTGTTCTTCATTATACTTCATTCATTTCTCCTAATTAAACTTAATACATTTACCACTTTCAACAGTTTTAATGTATTGTTTAATATAATATTCTACTATTGATGACATTTTTCTACCATCTTTTATAGATAATTTTCTAAAAGTTTTAACTGTTGGCATATCAATAGATACTGTAATATTAGTCTTCATTCATTTCTCCTACGATTCTAGATACATCATCTTCCTTAACATTAGGAACTTCTACTGATACATCTTCAATCATTTCTTCTGTTGATTTATCTTTACTTGTTTTAGTAATCTTCTTCATAGTATATTCTCTCATAGTCATACCATAATTTTTCATACTAACATAATCTTTAGGTGAACTTGATGAATATGATTCATACAGTCCTTTAAAGTTAAATAGTTTTTCACCATCTGCATTTACTAGATTCTCATACAACTCTGGCATTTCTTGTTCTTGTTCCATATGTTGTCGGCAGAACTCTGCTTTTTGTTCATTAGTTTCTAAGGCTGCAAAACCTGTTCTTATTTCTTGTCTTGTTATCATTAACTATTCTCCATCATTATTTCTATATTACTTTTTAATGCTTCAAAATTATGATACAAATCTGTTGTATTAATCTCAATCTGTTCATCATTTTCTACATTGTAATCGTTAATAACATTGATAACATTGTCCTCTGCTTGTGATATTATGTTATCAACTCTTTCTACTAATTGTTCGTATGTCATAATCTACCTCTCTAATATTACAAAACT